TTCTGCTCAATCCGCCAATCATGTGAATGAGTCCAAAGCCATAAAATCCTAGTCCTGGCAGAAATTTGAAGTGGACAAAATATTGGATCTTACTTTTCTTTAGATCATCGGGCGCATAGTTTCGTCTGATAGACAAAACTTCTCTACTACCTTCTTCGACTGTAACGAGGTAAGGTAATTTTATTCCTGTTGGTTCTCCATCTGCTCCAACATCTTCAAAACCTTCTAAATCTAAATTAACGTGACACTCTAACAAAGTATACACAGGTTCGTTCTTACCTGTCTTCTTAGTTCCTTCTAGCTCACGTTCTTTTTTAGTTAATTCTCCATTAGTCTCTGTACCGGGAGGACTTAACTCTACATCTCTGTAAAAACCTGATACTTGTTGTTTTCTTAATTCGTTTTCTGAAATTTTCACGGTATGAATAACTGCTTCCGCATCGTCTAATGAGGTAGCTGTGTACGGAACAATTAATTCATCCGCTGGTACAAACTTTGATACCACTCTTCCAAGTGGTACATCGTAGTAAACTTTTTTAAATGTAGATCCAGCTAGTGGTAAATGAAATAACATAGAATCAAATTCAGATTCATATTCTTTCATCGTGTCCATGATTAAATAATTCATATAATCTTTAACACGTTGTGCTTGCTGTTCTGTTGCAGGATTTTTAACTCCTATAACTTGTGTTCTAACTGGTCCATCACTTGGTAATAATTCTTTATAAGCTTGAGCTTGAAACTGAGTTACTGCTTCTGCAAGAACTGGGTGTGTTGCACCTGAAGCTCCTTGGAAAGGTTCAGTTCTGTTTTCATATTTGAAACCTAGTAAATCTAATCCTGTTGTATAAGCGCTCTCCCATTCTTTTCTAGATGATTTGTAGTCCATATAATTTTGAACCATTTCATTTCCAATTGGACTTAAAATATCATCTGGTAAAATATCAGCTAAGTTATCAAAATGATTTTCTGTTCCAGGTACATTTATTGATCCTGGTTCAAAGTCTAATGTAACTCCACCATCTTCTTCTGGGATAACCTCTACAGGTCCTTTTTGTGATTCTTCTTCCTCCTGAACACTAACTTCTTCTTGCATCTCTTCTTCTGAAGGGATGTCAATTTTAGTTCTAGTGTTAGGGAGTCCTTTATCTATATCTGCCATATATTACTCCTGTACCTTCTTAACACGATTCATTAAATAAGACAAGCCTTGTGAATCAGGGTTCATGGATGTTGTCATTGCACCTGATCTATCGCCTGCTTCTTTAGCAATACCACCACCTGCAAAACCATATAGATATCCACCTGTTGCTTCTCTCATTCCAGGTATATTAAAAGCTGGGTTAACGAGAACTCCAAGATTTTCATTTATACCGGTTTGCCTTTTTTCTTCAAATTTAGGAAACACTGAACCCATAAATTTAGGTCCTGCAGATTCTAATTTTTGTATATTTGCTTTTTTTTGTGCTTGGTCAAATAAATCTAAATCTTCTGCATATTTACCGGATGAAAAATATTCACTTAATACATCTTCTTTTTTCATACCTCCAGGTCTATCAACTGCTTCTAAACTTTGATTAAATGCAGTGAGTCTTTCCTGTGCATCTTTAAAACTTTGTTCTTCTCTTTGTCCTGCAGTGTCAGACATCATTTGATCGTCAGGAATCATAAAAGGTTCAGGTTGTCCTCTTGATTTTTGTAAAGCCTCTTGTTGTGTTCCAACATCCATGGCTAACTGTGTTCCAGTATTAATCGTGTTCATTGCATCCAAGGCTTTTTTAATACCTCCTAATTGCTGATCATTGTAACCTAGACCTTTAAATCTTTTAAACATTTCTTCTTGTGGATCTATTTGATAATCTTTACCTAACGCATAATTAAGTAGATTATCACCAAAAGCTTCTCTTAAATTTTTACCAGATGTCAACATATCATAACCAATAAAACCACCTTCCAAAGCAACGGTCGCTGCTATCGCTGCAGGTCCAAACAAACCTCTTAACGAGAGCATATTTTTTAATCCTCCCCCTGCTTGCAAAATTTTTGTAGCAAGCACTGCATCATCTCCTCCTGGCGCTACTCCTTTTGTAACTATATTTTCTAATTTTAATCTGCCTTTTTCTGCACACTTCGTTAATCCAAAAGCACCTTCGTTATAAAAAACTCTACCACCTGCTGCTTTACCACAACCTAATCTTTCTAAATAACTAGCAACTGTTTTAACATTGAATTGATCACTTTTAGCATAACCTATTGCTCCTTTTTCAATATTAGCAAACTGTCTATTTGGATCTAAAAAACCACCACCCACAACCTTACCATCTAAATCTACAATTTTAGCTCCATAATTTTTTAATTTTGAAATTTCATCAAGGTTTAATTTTCTTGCTGGAGTTTTATTTGTACCTTTTACAATTTCTTCTAATCTTTTAACTTTATCATTAACAGCTCCAGTTAATAGTTGTAAATCTTTTGTTGCTGCAGCAGTTGATAAATCATTGGCTCCAACTCCTTTAGTGTGATGTAAAACAATTTGTCTTTCAATTAATTTTCTTGGAGCAATGTCACTAAGGTTACTAAAATATCTTTCATGACTCAATACATCGTTTAATGTAAGAACACTCTTGTCTCCCATTAATTTAGTAATACCTTTATCATCTAATATTTTTTGAAGAAGTTTACTTGGATCATCTACTTGTGCTCCTTTTGCTATTTTTAAAAATTTAGAAATTTTACTAAAATCTCCATGGGCTGTCCAAGGTGTAGCATTTTCAGGAGTATTCTTTTTTAAACCATAATAGGTTTGACCTTTTCCAGAAGGTGTATTGTCTTTAAAACCAATTATAATTCCTTTTTTATTTTTAACTGGTTGATAAGTTAAATCTTTAGGTTTGACTCCTTTTTTAATTTCATTTTTATATAACCTATTTATAGAATTCATCATCCAACCTGATGGTTTTGATGCATCTGCTGCTACTGTATATTTTTGAGGTCCATCTATTTTTCTTTTAATTCTTTCAGCCAAATTTGGATTTTCATTTATTTTAATTCCATATTTTTGATTTTCAAAATCCCATTGACTTTGTCCTTTTGGTAATTCAAAATTATTCATTATAAATTCTTGTTGAGATTTATTTAAACGATCTGCGGTATCTATTTTAAAACTAGAGTATTTCTCATCGTTTTGCATAATAGAATTTAAAACTTTTTTATATTTTGCTTTATCTCTACTGTCTTTAAAAGTTATATCTTTTGTAACTTCTTCAAAAGAAGGACTTGTGTTATTATCTTTAATAAATTCATCTAAACTTTTTCTTAAAAAATATCCTCTACTTCCTTCTTTAACAATACCTGTTTTTTTACGAGGATTATCTTCTTTAGCTTTTTTTATTATTTTTCTTGCATCTGTTATTTTATTAAAAGTTCCTAAAGATTCTCCTTTATAACTTACGTCATATTTTCCCGATCTAAGTCTAATATTAGGCTCTACTGTTTTACCAAAATCACGTTCTCCACTATACCCTGGCCGTGATCCATCGTTACTGGGTTGGACTAGCATACCACCATTATTGAACATGGGCCGTGATTCAGGGGCCACGGCGCTTGGACCATCGTCATCGTAGATGGCACTTAGATCTTGTATTCTTTTAAAGAGATCCATTTACTCTCCTAACATTCGAGCGATACCGCCTGATGCGTAGTCATCATAGTCGTAATAATCACCTTGTTTTTTTGTAGCGTAGTCAGATATTTCTCCTATATCCCCTTCATTAATTTTTTTAACTCTGTCTTTTCTTTTTTTAGAAGCTACAAACTCTTTCATCGTAGGTCCTTTACCTGTAGCGTATTCTTTTAGTTTTGAAACATCTGTTTCTAAATCGCTAATTTTGTTTCCGACCATTGGTTCTGGATCAATGCTGTAATCATCAGGGCCATTGGATCTTGCAGCTAAACCTTGTTCAAATGTTTCAAACTCATCTGCAGGTTTCATACCTTTTGTAGTTTCATCTGCCTGACCTCTAGTGTAAGATAAACTTACTGGTTCATCAAGCATAACATCCGGACTACTATAATCAACTCTGACAGAATCTGTATCTAGATCTCTATAAACAGTTACTTCATTATCCGCATCAATTTTTTTAGAATATACAACTTGACGTTCTGTGGTTGCAAATTTTTTAGTAACATCATCTCCTTCAATGATTACTTTATTAACCAATGCATCAAACCATTCTGGTTTGCCAGGAACATCACCAGTTTTAATTATAGGAACATTCTTAACTCCTTTAACAGTTTTTAAAGGTTTAACAATTTTTCCAATAATAGGCAGTGATGCAAACCCTGCTAGGTATTTCATAAATGTTCTTC